CCCACCGATAACATTCACTCTCTCATACGACGCTGGGATACCATATCCCTCAATTCATACGACTCTGTAAACCGGCCCCGTCCTGCCCCAGGTAGGACTTTCTCTGGAACCCGAGTACCAAGCCCTAAGTTGTCTGTGACGCATTCCCAAACCCCATCATCCCCAGGCTCGGGCATGGTGAACACCCCCAGTGAGGTGCTGAACACCACAAGCAGTGGGCCCGCAGAGGTCCGAACTGACACTGCTGTGAGTGGAGCCAATTTCACTGTACCACGAGCTTATGACCAAGGTAGAATGTTGACCTCAGACCCTATACGAGACCAACTTCTCCAAGCTGTCACTTTTACACGGACCAGGTTTAGATGGAATCGATGGATTTCATCAATTTTTGGCCATGCAAACCAGCGGTCAGTTAGCATCCCAGTGGATAGGAAGTACAATTCCTTGATCCAAGCAATTATGGACTATGAACCTATAGGCAAGGAACACGATCTGTCTGGAACAGAGTGTTACCTACGTGCCTTAAAGGAACGTATAGCCGGCGGCAATCGCAAGTTGCCACGGTATGTCAAATACTTGTTGGACCATGTGCATACCAAGTGGCCACTCTTAACCAAAAACGGTGCCAATGATAAAATGTTACATAAATACCTATCTGACCTCATGCGTGAGCATGAAGTGAGAATACGTGATATGTCAGAAATGTTACCATTGGTCATCATGTTAAGTTATGTGCCCACTGAATCCATGCTGCTAGCTCAAGAGCTCGAGGCTAGCTTGTTCGTTCAAGACTCCAAATCAAAGTACAGGAATGGAGTCTACTCCGTGGTAGGACAGCATGTCCTACCTACGGAGGAACAATAGGGCTTCCCTAAAACACTACCTGGCCTTGAATCCAATCCATCTACTGCTCCTTCCCCGGTGTTAGATGATGGCAAGGCCGCTATGCGGGTAGAACGTTTCAGGGGAACCCCATATAAGGTTAGAAAGGTGGTGGCTTTGGAACATTTTTCCCCACCAATCAACTTTATTGTACACAACTCGAGTATCACCAACCTGGAAAAAGCCATATTAGAGAGGATATATTTTGTCAAGGGTCCATCAGGCAAATTTCAACCACCCCCTCTACCAGAAAAGAAACACTTTGATGATACTATGCAACGGTTCTCGGTTAGGTTACGCAAGTTCCTCCCTAGGTCCGCCCCAATCGAGCGAAACAAATTCGCTGACTTGTATTGTGGCCGATTGAAGGATGCATATGCGAAAGCCGCAGCCTCCCTATATGTTCGGGATATAGGGCCAAAAGATGCCATTGTTGATGCCTTCGTTAAGGCCGAGAAAATTAACGCTACCGCTAAGAGCGACCCCGTACCTAGGGTAATTCAACCTAGGTCCAAGCGATATGGGGTTGAGTTGGGGCGGTTTATAAAACCCAATGAGAAACGTATCTGTAAGGCTGTGGATCAAACATTCAATGCTGATCCACACACCCCAACCATTTTTAAAGGCATGAATGCTTCCGAGTCAGGTCGGGCCATGTTCTTGAAATGGAGCAGATTCAGACGCCCAGTTGCTGTTGGACTGGACGCAAAACGATTTGATCAGCATGTGTCAGTGGTTGCCCTTGAATGGGAACACAGGCAGTATCTAAATTGTTTTAACAATAAGTTGCACAAAAGGAAACTTGGCTTTTTGTTGTCTTTTCAACTTGACACAGTGGGATATGGTAACTGTAAAGATGGTAAAATTAAATATTTCAAGACCGGGGGTCGAAATAGTGGCGACATGAATACAGGATTGGGCAATTGTCTAATCATGTGTGGTTTAGTCTACTCATATATGTTGGAGAAAAAGATCGAATTCGAACTTGCCAACAATGGGGATGACTGTGTTGTCATCATGGAGCAATCCGATTTACCATCGTTCTCATTCGGACTCTCCGAGTGGTTCACAGCTATGGGTTTCTCAATGACTGTAGAGGCGCCAGTGTATGAGTTGGAGAAGATTGAGTTCTGCCAGACCCATCCTGTTTTTGACGGATCAGGATATGTCATGGTTAGAAATATCACATCGATAGCGAAGGATTGTATATCCCTTGTCTATAATGATACAATCAATAGTCTCTACTCATACTACCGGGTTCTAGGCGATGCTGGGCTACACCTCACTGGTGGAATTCCAGTATGGCAAAATTTTTATCGAGCGTTATGCCGATCCATTCCCCCAGGATCACGCAACCATCACATGCAACATGAGTCAGGCATGATGAATTTGGCATTACGTATGAATAGAAATTTTTCCCCACCTACTGATAGTGCTAGGCATTCCTTTTATCAAGCGTTTGGAATTTCCCCAGATCAACAAATAGATCTGGAAAAGCATTATGATGGTCTTGAGGTTGGTTGGAGTGATTTGAAGTCTACGTTGAGCCGTGACTTTATCACATTCTTTCCAACATAATAACTACCTATCGGTCCGAAGACCTTAAACTACTACAGGGTGGATGGTTCCGCCCATTGGGTTCACTGACGTAATAGGCCCAAAACGGTGTCTCACAACTTAATAATTCCGTGCTAACAAAAATGCCGAGAGACTGCACGGAGCCGTCCTACCGGTAGTCAGTGGATGTACAGTCCCTTTAACATGAGGCATCCAATACTATGTCAAAACAAAACAAACAACCCAAGAAGAAGGAGACCCTCATTCAGAACCGTAACCGGTTATGGAAGGAACGTGGGGGGATGCGCGGGGCAGGTCCAGCCCAATATATTGGATCAGCCCTTGGTAGCGTCGCTGGCGCAGGCTTCGGGATGCCTGTCCTTGGTTCCGCCCTTGGTTCGGCACTCGGTCACGGGATCGGGTACCTTACTGGTACAGGTGACTATACCATGCACAATTTTGGTTCCATCAAAAATAATGTATGTACAGTCCCTGGATTCAACAAGAACAACGACTCTGCCACCATCACCCATCGTGAATACATCCAGGACATCGTATCTGGAACTGGAACTCCCAGTGTGTTCACGGCGACCGTCCTACCAATTAACCCAGGTCAACAGACCTCTTTTCCCTGGCTTGCTTCCATCGCTTCCAACTACGAGGAATATGAACTTCTCGGAGTGGTTTTCGAATATGTTGCAACCTCCGGGGAGTCCGTTGCCTCTTCTAACACTGCCCTGGGTACTGTTATTATGGCTACTGAATATGACCCAACCAAACCCCCCTTCGCCAATAAGCAGTCCATGGAGAACTATAGTTTTGCTACTTCAAGCAAACCTTCTATTTCTTTCATGCATGCTATTGAGTGCAAGAAAGACCGTACTCCTGTGTCACGTCTTTACGTGCGTACTGGTTCCAATACTGGTACTGACCTACGGTGGACCGACTTTGGTAATTTCACCATCGCCACCGTGGG